AAGAAAATGTTTACAGATAAAGTAGTACCGATAAGTTTAAACTACCCTTTCTTTTTTAAACCTATACAAGATGGTATGGACAGGCCAAAGTCAGAATTAGCATACAGAGTACCAGCTAAAAAGTTTACACGTAAAAAAATACGTGAGCGTGAAGAGATGGATGATGTTGAAGGACTTGATACAACTATAGACTGGAAAAATACAGGTGATAATAGTTACGATGGTGAGAAGTTAAACTTATTAGTTCATGATGAAAGTGGTAAGTGGGAAAGACCTGATAATATAAAAAATAACTGGAGAGTTACAAAAACTTGTTTACGTTTAGGTAGTAGAGTTGTTGGTAAGTGTATGATGGGTAGTACGAGTAATGCGTTAGATAAAGGAGGTGATAATTTTAAAAACTTGTACAATGATTCAGATGTTACCAAGCGCAACAGAAATGGACAAACTAAGTCGGGATTATATTCTTTGTTTATTCCTATGGAATGGAATTACGAGGGATTCATTGATGAATACGGACGACCTGTATTCACTGATCCTAGCCAACAAACATTTGATCCACACGGAATAGAAATAGACCAAGGCGTTATAAATCACTGGGAAAACGAAGCTGAAGGTTTGAAAGATGACCAAGATGCTTTAAATGAATTTTATCGTCAGTTTCCTAGAACAGAAGAGCACGCGTTTAGAGATGAAACTAAAAATAGTTTATTTAATCTTATAAAAATATACGAGCAAATAGATTATAATGAAGGTAATAGAAACTCTTCAGTAACAACGTTAGGTAATTTTCAATGGCTAAATGGAGTTAAAGATACTCAAGTAAATTTTAATCCAGATCCTAATGGTAGATTTAGTATCAGTTGGGTGCCAAGTCAAAAACTACAAAATAACGTTATAATAAAAAACGGAGTTAAATATCCTGGTAACGAGCATATTGGTGCATTTGGTTGTGACTCGTACGATATATCTGGAACTGTAGATAACAAAGGATCGAAAGGTGCGTTGCATGGTTTAACAAAGTTTTCAATGGAAGACGCACCAGCTAATACGTTTTTTTTAGAATATATAGCTAGACCACAAACAGCTGAGATATTTTTTGAAGATGTTTTAATGTCGCTAGTATTTTATGGCATGCCTTTACTTGCAGAGAATAACAAACCGAGATTATTGTACTACTTACGTAGAAGAGGTTACAGGGGTTTTAGTATGAACAGACCTGATAAAGTTTGGAACAAGTTATCTGTGTCTGAAAAAGAAGTAGGTGGCATACCAAACTCAAGTGAAGATATAAAGCAAGCACATGCAGCTGCTATTGAAATGTATATTAACGATCATGTTGGTTTATTAGAAGATGGTACTTATGGTACAATGTATTTTAATAATACACTAAATGATTGGTCTAAGTTTGATATAAATAGAAGAACTAGATATGATGCTTCAATAAGTTCCGGCTTAGCAATTATGGCTTGCAATAGACATTTATACCGACCTAATCCAAAACAAAAAAGACAACCACTAAATTTAAGTATATCTAAATTTAATAACAAAGGAATTACATCAAAGATAATTAAAAATAAAATATGAGACAAGAACACTCAATACACTTTCCATCACAAGCAGTTAGTGATTTAGAAAAACTAAGTGAAGATTATGGTTTAAAAGTAGCAAGAGCTATAAGGCATGAGTGGTTTTCAGGAACTACATCTAAATACAATAGTCATAAAAATAATTTTCATACTCTTAGATTATATGCTAGAGGTGAACAGCCGATACAAAAATATAAAAATGAATTATCTATAAATGGTGATTTATCTTATTTAAATTTAGACTGGAAGCCAGTACCTATTATACCTAAGTTTGTTGATATTGTTGTAAACGGTATGGCACAGAGAAACTTTGAAATAAATTGTTTTTCTCAAGATGAGTTTGGTGTTAAAAAAAGAACTGAGTATATGGAATCTATACTTAGAGATATGAGATCTAGAAATTATACTGATTTAGTTAAACAAAGATTTAATATAGATTTATATGAAAACGATCCTGAAACTTTACCAGATACTGAAGATGAATTAACTCTACATATGCAACTAAACTATAAACAAGCTGTTGAGTTAGCAGAAGAACAAGCGCTAAATGTTTTGTTAGAAGGTAGTGACTATGATTTAATAAGACGTAGAGTTTTATATGATTTAACAGTTTTAGGTATGGGTGCTACAAAAACTACATTTGATTTTAGTAGCGGTGCAAAAGCTCAATACGTTGATCCAGCTGATTTAGTTTATTCACACTCAGAATCACCATACTTTGATGATGTTTATTATATAGGTGAAGTTAAAGAACTACCTATAAACGAATTAGTAAAAGAGTTTCCTGATTTATCAGAAAAAGATATAGAAGATATAGCTAGTAAATATTCATATCCACTAGATTACGTAAGTCATAGAGATAAAAATAAAGTTCAAGTTTTATATTTTAATTATAAAACTCACATGAATAATGTTTATAAACTAAAGAAGTTAGCTAATGGTGGTGAAAAAATTATAGAAAAAGATGATAACTTTAACCCGCCTGAAGGTATGGATGTTAACTTTTCTAAATTAGAACGAGTTGTAGAAACATTATATGAAGGTGTTTATATTATAGGTTCTGATAAAATATTAAGATGGAGGATGTGTGATAACATGATGCGTACAGACTCTGATTTTAGTAAGGTTAAAATGAATTATCAGTTAGTAGCACCTAGGATGTATGAAGGTAGAATAGAGTCTATAGTTAGTAGAATAACTAGCTTTGCAGATATGATACAGCTAACGCATTTAAAGTTACAGCAAGTTATGGCTCGTATGGTACCAGATGGTGTTTACTTAGATGCTGATGGTTTAGCAGAGGTTGATCTTGGTAACGGTACAAACTATAATCCACAAGAAGCTTTAAATATGTTCTTCCAAACTGGTAGCGTTATAGGTAGAAGCTTTACATCAGATGGTGATGGTAATCCTGGTAAAGTACCAATACAACAAATAAACAATGGTGTTAATAGTGGTAAGATACAAAGTTTAATTAGTACTTATAATTATTATCTACAAATGATACGTGATGTAACCGGATTAAACGAAGCAAGAGATGCTAGTACTCCAGATCGTAACGCTTTAGTTGGTGTACAAAAAATGGCTGCTGCTAATTCTAATACAGCAACAAGACACATATTGCAGTCTATGATGTTTATAACAGCTGAAGTAGCAGAGTGCTTGTCACTACGTATAGCAGACATAATAGAGTATTCACCCACTAGAGAAGCATTTATAAGAACACTTGGCGCTCACAATGTAGCAACATTAGATGAAATGAAAAATTTACATTTATATGACTTTGGTATATTTATAGAGTTAATGCCAGATGAAGAAGAAAAACAAATGCTTGAAAATAATATACAAGTATCTTTACAGCAAGGTTCTATAGATTTAGATGATGCTATAGATTTACGTACTATTAGAAACGTAAAGCTAGCTAATCAAATGCTTAAAATAAAAAGAAAACAAAAACAAAAAAGAGATCAGCAAGTGCAACAACAAAATATGCAAGCGCAAGCTCAAGCTAACGCACAGTCACAACAAGCAGCTGCTCAAGCAGAAATACAAAAGAAACAAGCTAACGCAGCAGCAGACGCTCAACTAGAACAAACTAGAAATCAACTTAAAATACAGTATTTACAAGAAGAAGCTAGTGTTAAAAAAGAATTAATGCAATATGAGTTTCAATTAAATACTAAACTTGAGGTTATGAAAAACGAAGTTAACAGTATGGCAGATTCTATGAAAGAAGATAGAAAAGATGCTAGAGTTGATAGACAAGCTGGTCATCAAAAAGAGATGATTACTCAAAGAAGTGAGGGTGATTCACTTAAAAAGTTTGAGTCATCAGGTAATGATATAGTTACAGGGGATGCAGGTTTAGAAATGTAATCCTTTATTATTTAATATTTTATAAAATTTTATTATGACAGAAGAAAATAAAGAGGTTGTTGAAGAAACAACTGAAGAAAACGTTGAACAACCGGTTGAAGAAGTTGTAGACGATATAGATTTATCTAAGTTTGATAGCGCTGATAATCCAGATGTTATTAAAATAGATTTAGATAAAGCACCTATAATTAAAAGCGAAGAGGTTGAGCAACAACCCGCTGAAGAAAAGGTGGACGTAGTCGAAGAGACTGTTGATCAGCCAGTGTTACAAGAGATTACAGAAGAACCTACTGTAGAAGAAACTGTTGAAAAAGTTGAAGAAGCTGTAGAAGAAGCTGTTCAAGAAGCAGTGGACACTGGAAAACCACTACCTGAAAATATACAAAAGTTAGTTGACTTTATGGATGAAACAGGTGGTGACATACAAGACTACGTTAATTTAAACAGAGATTTATCTAAGATGGATGACTCTGATATATTAGATGAATATTATAGAAATAAAAAATCTCATTTAACAGCAGAAGAACGTAATTTTTTATTAGAAGAAAAGTTTGGTATTGATGAAGAACTTGATGATGAAAAAGCTATACGTAGTAAAAAGATAGCCCTCAAAGAGCAAGTTGCCGAGGCTAGAGCCTATTTAGACGGGCAAAAGTCTAAGTATTATGAAGATATTAAAGCTGGGTCAAAGTTGACCAATGAACAACAAGAAGCTATTAATTTCTATCATAAGTATAACAAAGATCAAGAAAGTCAGAAAAAGTTATCTGAAAAAAGCAAGAGAACATTTTTAAATAAGACTGATAGTTTCTTTGGACAAGATTTCAAAGGTTTTGAATATAGTGTCGGAGATAAAAAATATCGGTACAATGTTAAAGATGTTAATAAAGTAAAGACAACTCAAAGTGACATTAATAATTTTATCAACAAGTTTGTTGGTGATGATAAGTCTACTATAGACGATGCTGCTGGTTATCATAAATCTTTATTTACAGCTATGAACGCAGATGCTATTGCTAATCATTTTTATGAACAAGGTAAAGCAGATGCTATTAAAGGCCAAATTGCTAAAGATAAAAATATTAACCTAGAACCTAGAAAAACACACGGCGAAGTTAACGTTGGGGGCGTTAAGTACAAGGTGTTAGGTCAATCTTCTTCTGAAATTAAAAACAGATCTTTTAAAATTAGAAAGAAAAATTAACTTAAAAAATTATAAATTATGGCAATTACACCCGCTAGTTTGACAGTGCCTGCTCCTATGCAGCAAACACTGTCTACTAACTATTTAGATTTTACTGCCGCTTCAGGTAATAACTGGGCACAGCAGTACCTGCCAGACTTAATGGAAAAAGAAGCTGAGATATTCGGACCAAGAACTATATCAGGTTTTTTAAATCAAGTTGGTGCAGAAGAGTCTATGACTTCAGATCAAGTAGTTTGGTCAGAACAAGGTAGACTACATTTATCTTATAAATGTAAAGTAGAAGACGTAAACACTATATTAGTTCAAGCTGATATTGACGGCGTTACTTCTAACAACTCTGGTATACACACAGGTGTTACTGGTAATGGTCACGGTATTAGAGTTAACGATACTATTATTGTAGCAAACTCAGGAGGAGTTGCTAAGTGTATTGTTAAGTCTGTTTCAAACTCAACATTATTAATTGAGCCTTATGGTGCTACAGCTTTAGCAGCTGGTATAGCAACAAACTCTGATCAATT